CCATTCTCGAGTTGGTAACCCACCACGGACGCGACGTATTCACGTCCATAAGCGTGACGCCGATACGCGTAACACGCATGGTGTTTGTGTTGCTCACAGCCCCGGTGTTGTACTTCTGCATGAACACCGGAGCAGACGCGGCTAGCCAAGGCGTTGCGTTCCCAGCCGGCATGTCCATGTGCCCGAGAAACTGATCGTCTAGCCAAAACTCGATTTCACGCTCTGCGATGACGATTGCGAACTTATACATTGAGCCAACCGTGAGGCTGGCGAGCGCGTATAGAACACCGCTTTCGGTTTCCGTGCCGTTGAAGGCAATCACGCCGACAAGGCCGGAAGTCGTCAGCTTGAACCACACGCCATCAGTTGGGCGTGTGATAGCCGCAGTCGGAAGACCAACGCCAGCAAGCCACACTTCGTCGGCGATCAGCGCCGCGCCGAACTGTCCGCCGTAGAACTCGACGGCAAGCGGGCCGGTGTTGACCAACGGGAAGTATTGGAACGTCCGCATGAACGCCCCGTGTGCAGAGGTCGTGCCCTGCACAGCGCTGAAGTTAACCGTTCCTGCGCCTGGTTGAGCAGCGGTCAGCGTTGCAAACGTGTACGCCCAAAGGTTTGTGTTCTGCGTCGTCGCGTTGAAGTTGTCGGTAAACAGAACGGTGTCTGTTCCCGTGCGGATGCGGTAATCAGGTGAAGTCTCAGGCCCCTTCAGATACGGGGTGCCGGTGATCGTCCCATCGTCGTTTTCCGTCATCAAACGAACAGCGCCTACGCGGGCCGGTGTCGTCGCGTCCGGTAGTGCCACCTGTAGGTCAAACGTCGAATTGACGTTCGCCTTACCTGCGGTGCTTGAACCTGTGTCAATGACTGCCATTTATGCCCCAATCGTGTATTGAATCTTCCGTTTGCCGACAATTGGCCCCGGAGTGAAAACAGCGTAACAAGTAGCCGATCCAGTGCCAGGATTGGCCGCGAACGTCGCGCCGTCCCAAGCCCAGTCATCCGCCGTGCGCCCAGTCGCGGGCTTGCCGCTTGGCAGCACCGTGACCTTTGAAGTGGCAGTGATCCCAGCGTCCGTGATCGTGAACTCTGCAGAATAGACAGGCTGCGCGCCAAAGTCGATTTCCGCCTCGCCCCACGACGCGCCAGAGCCACCAAACACGCCAGAAGGCACGTTCATAGCCTCCCACGTTCCGGGAGAGCCTGAAGCGGTGCATATCCAGCCGTACACAACATAGGTGTTCGGCGCGATGCCTAGCTCAGTCGGTGAGCTATTCAGGACAACCGTTCCAGCCGCGTAGCTGCCAAGAGTCGGCGGGGCAGTGGTCGCGGTGTACGTAGCACCTGGCCCGCCAGCCTGCATGGCGTTGACCGTTTGGTTAAGGATGCGGATAAGGTCGCTGACCTTGCGCCGCATTGCCTCCTGCTCAAGCGGGATTACGGGACGTTCGTCTAGCTTCATCGCCGGCCAGCAGGTTTGAGCTTCGGCCTGATGGCCGTCAAGTGGAAATCGCCCGTGAAGTCGGCGCGGAATCGGTGCCAGCGGCCACACTGCCGCAAGTCATGCACGCCATCGTCAACGTTTGCCGTCTGCTGGGTCGTGGCAAATGCGCCTGCTTCGTCTTTGACCAACCCGGTCATCGAGCTTGTGGTTGGGTTCTGCGCGAATCTCAGGCGTACTTCATCGCAGAAGGTGTAACCCTCATCGTCGCCAAAATCGCCAGTTGTGACGTGCGCCGTCTCGCACGTACCTGCAAGAGCTGACAGGGTGTGCGTTGAATCGAAGATCGCAGGCACTTCCCGATCAGCCAGCCAAAACAGCGAGTCATACGGGATGACCGGGCCAGCCTCGAAAGTCGTGATAAGCGGTGACCCGCCATCGTATGTAATGCCGGTGGTGACGTACTGGACAACAGCTTCAGCCGTCTCGTCGGCCACGCCCCAGCGATTGGAAAGAACGTGATAGACAAGGCAGCGCGTGCACTGCGTATCACCAGCCCCAACAAAATAGATCCAGACTAGGTTGTTGTCGCGGTCCCACAGCAACTGAGTCCGGTGCATGTACGTCCCGGACATTTCGCGGAACAGCCACCGACGAACAGCCCCAGTCGCTAGAGGCTTAGGGTTGGACCCGTCGAACAGATACACGTTGTCTTTGCCGACGAAGATATGACCCATCGGCGTATCGACAACGGCATCCATGCCAACGCAACCGATATCGCCTGAGATTTGATTCCACACCCAAACCTCGGGGGCGCCTTGATAGCGCCCGACGTACATCGAGCCGGCTTTGTAGGCCACGATATCGTCGCCAAGCCGCTTGGCCGCGAGGATCTGCCCTGCGCCTTGTACAAGCCGGCCAGAGACACATTGCGTGGTTACGTCAAGAGTCCAGTCTGTCTCATCGAGATAGGCGCAGCAGTACCACTCATCCGAAGCGGTGCTGGTGTTGAACGCGACCGCGAACCCGGAAGCCGTGACGAGAATCTTTGCGTTCGGTGAACCTGCAACATCAGCAAAAGCGCCGCCACCCGTTGACCGCTGGATCAGCGTGCTAGGGTATGCCGCCAGCGTGGAATCACCGAACTGCGCGAAGCTCCATCGGTCGTCAGTGCCGAGCGTGTAGTTAGCTCCACGGCTCCTGTCCGTCCACGTCAGAAGCCCGGTGTCAAGTTGGTACAGCTTCGCAGCGGTCCCGGCATAGATGCGCCGCGAGCCGGTCGTGATGACCACCTGAGCCGCACCCCTGCACTCAGCAGCCAGAGCAGCAGCGCCGACACTGGCGGGCTTTGGAGCGCCACGCATGCCGAACTCTGACGGGATCAGGTTCTGGCAGTCGGTGATGACGCCTTGACTTGTAGGGTCAGCGTCAGGAGCGAAGCCGATCAGCGGGATCACATCGCCCTCGCCACCAATGGGCCGTTAAGCCGACGATCAGCACCGGAGAGGCTATCCAGCACAGCAGATGCACGCAGGTAATGGACCTGGTGCGCGGCTTCGTCCTTCTGGTACGTCGCCACTTCAGCCAATACCCCAAACAGGTAGGCTTCATACGCCGTCACAGAAAGCCAGTTCGTTGCGTTGACGTAGAGACTGGGAATCTTCTGGTAATAGACGCCCGTCACGCTGCCTGTGCCATTGAATCGGACGTTTGTCCCATCCAGTGCGTACAGCGTCGGCACGCCTTCAACGGACTGAACCACAGATTCCAGCGTCTGCGGCTTCAGCGGGCAATCTGGATATGAGTCGTGCCACACCCGCTTGAACTCCAGGAAGTCAGCAGGCAGCGCGATCACGTTTGTTGCGATGGTCCCTGAGAAAGCCGCTTCCATCTGGCGGACGCGGATATTGCGGTTGATGCGGCCCTCGAAAATGGCGCACATCGTGGGCAACTGCGTGGCAATGTCGGTGCGCGCACACCACGATTGCACATCGTTTGATAGCTGCGTCCAGGTGGTCATTTCAGCACCTTGCTAAAGGTCACGAACGCGGGATTCGCCTTGATCCACGCGAGGCACCTGTTCTGGTCGATGGTGCCGTCTTGTCTCATCATCTTTGCCAGTTCGGCCATAGGGATAGAGCCCACTTTCCGCAGCTCTCCCCATCGCTGGCCTTCTGTGTGCGCTCTCTCGGCTGCGCACGCATCAAGCAATGGTTGGGCGTCATACGCCTTTTCAATGACGACTTTGCTTTCCGTCTGGTGAAGCGTTGTCGCAATCCCAGTGATAGGGTCGAATTCTTGGTAAGTCTTCATTGAAAAGGGCTCCAGAAGGAGCCCCCTAGAGTTGACCGTTGATTAGGCGGTCAGGTTGCTTACCTTGCCGTTGGACTTCTCAGCCGTCACGACAACCGCGACTTCCGCCGAGACGAGTTCCTTCTCGGTGTGGCCGGTCTTCGCCAGAGGCACAGACTTGAACGGCTGCAAGTACGCAACGCCGTAGGTGTCCGGGTTCAGGATGAACACGTCATTCGCCGCGCTCGTGGCCTGCACGTAGTTCGGAACAACCGTCAAGTTGCCGAAGTCGCTGACGTAGATATCGGCTCCGCCGATAATCGTGGCCTGCTCTTTGCCCTTGATGTTGTAACGGTTCGTCGCAATGCCGGTGAAGGCGCTGAAACCAGCTTTGTGCGAAGGCGTCATGCTGATGAACGACGGCATTTCGCCGCTTTGCGTGTAAATCGACTGCATGGCAGTCTTCAGCAACGCTTCAGCCCAGGCGCGGTTCGTGCCAGCGGTGACGGCAGTAGTCGGAGCGCCAGAGGTGTGAGCGGTCGTCGCGCCAGCGCCGTTGTGAAGCGCGGTCGTGTAGATCAGCACGCCAAGGCCGCCGGTTTCACGGGCAGTCGTGGAGTTGCCGGCCACGGCGGGCGAGTTGCTCACCAGACGGGCTTCAAGGTCGCGCTTCAGTTCCTTGAACATCTTCGCAACTTGATACTTCATCTCGTTGCTGCGACCGATGGGCTTGGAAGCCTGCTGGGTCGTGGAGACAACGGCAACTTTGTCCATGAGTTGGGTGTAGTTCCCAACGCGGCCAGGCGCGGTAATCGCGGTGCCGGTGCGGTCGTCGCCTTCAATCACAGCGTTGGAAACGCTGGGGGTCGCAAGCGAGTCGCGCAGCCACTCGTGGAACTTCTGCTGCGCAGTGAAGCGCCGGCCAGCGGACAAGACAGGGGTTGCTTCCGGGCTGACGTTGTAAATCAGGTTTTGAACGTCTTCAGCGTTGGTCGTGCCAGCGTCATAGGCGTCAAACGTATTGGCGGGTTGGGTCATTTCTTCCTCAAAGGAGTTTCGCCAAGTCCTCGATGCGCCCGAACTTCTTCAGGCGCTCAACGGCTGCTTGGTTGGTTGTCTTCTGCGGCGCGGCGGCGGCTGGCTTCAGCACCTTTGGTGCGTTTGCCACCTTTTGCAGCGCCTTCGGTTTTTCCTCTTGCAGCTTTTGCCACTGCATGGCGTCGTGCAGTACATGCACGAATCGCGGGTCAATCTGCTTTGAAAGCTCATCGGCTGTGAAGCCGTATGTCTGTGCTTTCTCGGTGATGGACTTCGCCACTTCAGCGCCCCATTTCGGGATACGCTTTTGCAGTTCACGCTGCCCCTGCTCGATCAGCAATTGCCGCTGGTGTGCGGTCAACTGCTGCTGTTGCTCGTGGCCCTGCCGCAGTTCTCCGTAGAGCTTGCCGGCTTGCCGCTGCAACTGCTGGAACGCGAGATTGAGCTTCGTCGCCTGTCCGGGGTCGGAATCGGCCAGCGCCTGCCAATCGATCTGTTCGAATTGGTTAAGACGATCCTGCAAAGCCTTGTACTCGACGGCTTTCGAGAAGTTGGCAGACAACAGGGCTTCCTGCTGCTGGATGGCTTCCGAACGTGCTTCGATTGACTTGCGGGATTCCGCGACTTCTTGCGTCTTGCGTGTGTAATCGGCCTTGAGGTCGTTTGCGAGTTTGGTGACTCCGATCACAAGTTCTGGCGGCGTTCCCGCAGGAATTGCCAGCTTCTTGCCATCGAACTCAACTTCCTCGATTGCCTCTACAGCATCGGTTGTCTCTTCTGCTGGCTGGTCTTCCGGTTGCTGCTCCGGTTCGGGTTCGCCGCTGTCTGCGGTTCCCTCAGCCGGTGCGTCGCCCAGTGCGCCTAGCAGTTGATCGAACGGGTCACTCCCTTGCGGGTCGGTGTCCATACACTCTCACTCGTAAAAATGCCCGCACGAAGCGGGCACCAAAAAGCCACCCGAAGGTGGCGTCTGCCGGGATTGGCAGGGTTACTTTGAAGCTGATCGGCGGCTTAACTCGCGGTCGATGTACCAGCGCGCCTTCTTCAAGTCTTCGACGGCATCAGCCTTGAGGTCAGCGCGCCAGATGTACTTGACTGCGTTACCAAGGTTGAACCCCATGTGCTCCGTCACCTGAATGCACTCAATTCCGCTTGGGTGGCTGGTGTAGTGCTTTGGATGATTAACAGGATCGTTATGTTCTGACACTTTCGTTTCCATCAGGCGGCTTTCATCCTCTGCCAGAGACTGCGCTGCTCTTCAAAGCGCCGCAGTTGCTCCGTGGCTAGCTTGCCGGTGTCGATATACCCGCGCAGGATGGCGCGGAACTTGTGGCTTGTCTTCATCAGTTGCCACAGGGCTTCCTTGCCCTCTGCGTCCCTTGCTGGACACGCGGCCCACTGCTCGACCACCTCTGATTCTATGGCATCCAGCGCAGCCGACAGCAGCTCGTTTTCCAGCAGTTCACTGGCTCTGCGTGCGCGGTCGATTTCTTCGTGTGGTGTCATAGCATGGCAGCCAGCAAGGCCACTTCTTCGTCGTCAATCAATCGCGCTCTGCGGACGGCTTGTTCCATCTGCTGCGCGGCCTCTTGTTCGCGCATCTGCTGCGCAATCGCTGCCGTCAGTGCGCGGTCATACGCCTCATCGTAGATTGGGCGCCAGTCAAAGCCCGGCATCTGCGACACAAGCGGCGCAACAGCCTGCTTAACGTCTGCTCGACGCTGGGCTACTGGCTCAAGCTCTGCCGCGTGTTCTTCTGCCTTCTCTTTGACTACCTTGGCAACAGCCTGAAGCGCCTGCTTCGCTTCTTCAGGCTTGATCCGCTTGGGTTTGCGCTGCCACCAAAGCGTCGGCTCATAGTCAACATCGAACCCGCCAGCCAAGCCAACCGCAACAGCCGCGCCAGACCCAGCGGCAGTGCCTGACAGTTGCCCGCCATCACCAGCCAAGACCCCAGAAGTGCCGTGGATAGCGACATGAGCCGCAGTCCCTGCAACAACACCGCCAGCGCCAGCGAGTGCGCCCGTCGATCCGAATTCGTGGACCCGCGCCGCAGTGCCAGCGACCGTGGCACCAGCGCCTGTCAGCGCTCCGCTTGTGGCGTGCTCAAAGGCTGAAGTTGCCCTAGCAGCCGATCCCGCCGTAACCGCTCCAGCACCAGCCAGCGCGCCAGATGTGGGATGCGGTATGTTGTGTACCGCAGTACCGGAGACAACACCACCAGCGCCAACGGCGACACCAGTTGTCGCGTGCTCTCGCGTCCGCGCAGCACTGCCGACAGTAGAGGCGCCAGCGCCAGCAAGTGCACCGCTAGTGCCGTGGGCTGCGATGTGCGCCGCGGTGCCTGCGATAACCGAAGCAGAGCCAACAAGAGCGCATGTTGTGTCGTGTGTTGCTGCTCCACCAGCAGACACCGGCACCCAGATGCGCGGGGGCCTCCAAAGGCAGGCTGGGTCGGCCTGTATTTCAAAGCATTCTCTGTCGGTCAGT